GGTGGGGCGACGGCCGGGCGCCGCGGCCCTGCCTGGGTGTGGAGCTCGATGCGAAGGTGGCCCGTGAGCGTTACTTGAGCGGCGACGAGCTGCGCCGGCTGCGCGATGCCCTGGTGCGGTGGGAGGCCGGGGGCCCTGGGGTGCGGTGGCGGTTCTGCCAGCTGATCCGCCTGCTGCTGCTCACCGGCTGCCGCCTGCGCGAGGTGCTCCATGCGCGGTGGGAGTGGGTGGACTGGACCGGGGGGCGGCTGATCATCCCGGCGGAGCACCACAAGACCGGGCGGCGGACGGGCCGGGCGCGGCGGGTGCTGCTGGTGCCCAGGGCGATGGAGATCCTCGAGGAGCTGCGTGCGCAGCAGCCGCCGGATGGCGGGGAGTGGGTGATCGCTGGCGGCCGGCCGGGGCAGCCGCTGGGCGGTTACCACTCGCTGTGGAAGGAGCTGCGTGATGAGGTGGGCCTGGTGGACTGCCGGCCCCATGATCTGCGGCACACCTTCGCCAGCTACGGGCTGAGCGCGGGGCACGGGATCGACGTGGTGGGCCAGCTGCTGGGGCACACCAGTCTCCAGTCAACGCGGCGGTATGCGCACCTGATCGAGGACGCAGGGCGCGCGGCGGCGGCCCGGGTAAGCGATGACTTGGGAGTGTGACGGATTGTTACGGGGGCGAGCCAGCTGCGTGGCCCGGTCTTTATGGTGATCGCATCGGGAGGCAACCGCCTCCTCCGGGGCACTGACCCCTGGCCCGCGGGGAGCCTGCCAAGCAGTCGGCAATCCCCGCACCCCATTCACACGGCAGGCCGAGCGCGCCGCCGACCATCACCCCACCGCATTCCCCGCCATGTCCATCGCTTGCCTCACCGCCTGGGCCGTCGCCCTGCTCCTGCTCCCCCTGCTGGTCCTCGCCTGGGCCACCGAGTCGCGCCAGCAGCGCGCCCGCCGGTGGCGCCGTGACGGCCTTACCCAGCAGGCCATCGCCGAGCGCCTCGGCTGCTCGCGCACCACGGTGCGCCGGCTGCTGGCGGCTTGATCGCCGCGGCCCGCCGGAGCCGCACCCAATCCGGCATCGCCCCTCATCCGCATCTTGCAATGGCTCTTGAAAACCGCACCGTCATCCTGAACGGCACCCAGTTCACGCTGGGCAAGAAGTACCGCGACACCGTCCTCGGCGTCGAAGGAACTGCCGTCGCATCGGCCACCTACCTCACCGGCTGCGATCAGATACAGCTGGCGGCACGGGACGCCAACGGCATGCCCTACAGCCAGTGGTTCGACGTGACCCGCATCGGAGGGGTCGAGGTCGAGAAGCGGCCCGGCGGCCCTGGCCCGAACATCACCGCGCGCCACCCTGGCTGATCGCCGCAAGGAAAAGCCCCCGGTCCACCAGTCCCGGGGGCTCAGCAGTCCCTTCCTCAGGCTAGGAGAGCAGCTCGCGCGGATCCTGTCCTGTCGCCATCATCTGACTCAGCCGCTGCGCACGCTGCCCGACCTGGCCGGCCCAGCGGGATTCCAGCATCATCGCTGCCGCCTTGCTGAACTCTCCCCCCTGGATCGCAGCCAGCGTCCGCTTGAACGTGAGCAGGGTGCCCAGGCCCATGTTGAACGCCATGTCGATCAGCACCCGCTGCCGCACGTCGTCCAGTGTGCCCACCCAGGGCAGCGCCTTCAGCAGGGCCGCCTGGGTGGAAGTGATGTCGTTGCTCAGCAGGTAGGCCGCCTCCTGCGCCGTGATGCCACGATCCTCGAGGTTGCGGCCGACGCCGATCGTCAGCTTGCCGGCGGTGCAGCGGTACGGCTTTAGCCGCTCGCCCTCGTGCAGCCGCAGCTGACGGATCAACCGGTTGTGATCGATCAGCGCCATCAGCGCTTCACCTTCGGGCTGATGATCCCGGCCAGGATCTCGATGGCCCGATAGGACTTCACGACCAGGCGGCTGTAGGTGTCGAGCGCTTCGTTATCCTTTGGCGTCGGCGTCATGTTTACGATCAGCAGCGCGACGCCGTGAACGGCGACGGCCAGGGTGGCGTACTCGCCCAGAGTCTCAACAGATGGCATGGTGACCTCCTCAGGTGATGGGTTGAGCGATGATGGCCCAGCCGTTGCCGGGCGCGTACCGGTAGCTGTTGCCTGATGGCAGCACCTCCCACCGGCGGCAGAAGTTCTTGAACGAGTAGCGCAGCCTGGCGCCCCAGTTGTTGACGTAGCCGCCGTTCACCACGTCCATCTCGCCGAACGGGTCGTGGACGATGAAGTTGGTGGCGTCGTAGCCGATGGCGATCAGCCAGTGGCCGTCGCCGTGAAGGTTGCCCAGGCCGCCCTTGTGGATGCAGCCCAGGGGCACGGGGATCCCCTTGTCGATCTGGGCCTTCACATCCGCCGGTGTGCAGGTCTGGTCCAGGTGGGCGGTGACGCCATAGTGGGCCAGGGCCTTGATCTGGTTCGGGGCCTCGGTGGTGTCGCCATAGCGCAGCACCCGGCCCAGGTAGGTGTCGTCGCCGTTCGGGCCCTTGAGCATCCCCGGCTTGAGCGTCTCCAGGAGCATCGCGCAGCTGGAGCTGAAGCACATCCGCATTGCGTGCGCGGTGCTGCTGTCGCGCTGGCTGTAGTAGGGCACCTGCAGCGGGTTGCTGAGCGTGCGTGGTTGCTCCTGTTTCCCTGCCCCCTGCCAGGTCTGATACCAGCTGGCGTCGCGCTTCTTCAGGCTGGCCGGCACCGCCTCCCAGAACTGCTGCACGGCTGCACGCTGCAGCGGCAGGCCTTTCCAGTGCTCGAAGAACGGAACGATGTCAGGGAGCAGTCCCGGTTCTTGAGTCATGGCTGCTGGCCTCAGCCGGTGGTCCTGCAAAGTGTAGCCGGGCACCCACTGCGGACCAGAGCACCGGTGCAATCAAGCTGATCACCACCGCCAGGATGACGCCCTGTGCGACGCGCTTCTCGACCTCAACCAGTCGCTTGAATGCATCGGCCAGGTCTGTTCGCTTCTCGGCGACGGAGACCATCACAGCATCGAGCTTTCCCTCCAGGGCGCCGAGCTTGTGGTAGATGTCTCCGTGCGAGACCTCGTGCTCCGGCATAGTGGGACCTCGATCCATGCAGGTTACTTCAGCCGCCAGTATTCAGGAGTGCGCCCGTAGTAGCTGGTGTAGCCACTGGGCGGTGCAACCCAGCTGAACGTCCCCTTGCTGGAGCTGTTGCTGATGATCGATCCATCGTTCTGCACGATGCCGATGTGGGGATACGGCGGGTTGCCGTTGTCGCGCATGATAGCGATGGCGCCAGGCTCGGGCCCTGAGAGCAGGGTGCCGGCGCCGCCCGCCAGCGTGCTGCGCACGGTGGGGACGTAGTTGCTGTTGCCCCACGGCGGAGTGATTCCTGCGCTTCTCAATACCTTGTTCACGGCATAGACGCAAGCGTTGTTGCCGCCATCCGGGCCGCCCCTGGTGTTCATCCCCCTGGCGCTGGCCGCGGCCTTGGACAGCAGTGCCGCCTTCTCCGTCGCTGGCTTGCCGTTGTTCGCTCCACCCCCGCTGGCCCAGTCGGTGTTCTCCTCGCCCTGGGTGCCGCACTCCACCCGGGTAGTGAAGCCGCCACCGGCCAGCTCGTGCACCACCTCCTTGATCAGCCAGGTGCCGTCCACCTCCGCGCGGAAGCCTGACAGGGTGACGTCGCCATCAGCATTCAGCTCCGGCCGGCCGGGCGTTGTCACGCTGATCCGCACCTCCCCGCTCTTGAGCGCCTCGAGCTTGCTGGCGGCGGCCTCCTTCGCCTCGTCCTCGCTGCGGAACAACTGCTTCTCCTCGAACACCGGCAGCGGGCCTTTCTGCCCAGCGGTGAGCACCTTCTCCGTGTTGCTCTCGCGGTCCAGGTACTTGACCTTCACGGCGTCGTAGGCGCCACGGTTCTTCAGCGTGGCCCGCCACTGGGTTGCGTCGGTGCCCTTGATGCTGAAGCTGCCGCGCGTGCCGCTGGGCAGATCGCCGAGGGTGGTGCTGGCGCCCGCCCGCGCGGCCGCGAGGTAACGCTTGTAGGCGCCGGAGCGGTAGACCGACCAGGCGCCGAATCCCTGCTGCTGGTAGATCGCCCGCGCTGCCCTGGCATTGGTCGCCGGGTCGTAGAGCTGCTCATTGCCCGACAGGCCCAGCTGGCGGCGACGCTCCGGCCCGAGGCCGCCGATCATGTTGATCTGCCACAGGCCATAGCTCAGGTCGGGCGGCTTGCTGTTCAGCGCCCGCACCTTGCCGCCGGATTCGGCCATGGCGATGGCGCCCATGGTGACGGCATCGTTGCCAGTGAAGCCAGCCTGGCGCGCCAGGGCGACCGCTTGGCCGGCGCTGATCCTGCCCGTGCTGTTGGGCACCGGGCTGGCGCTGCCCTTGCCCCTGGGCGCCACTACGAGGGTGCCGTCAGCCGGCTTGATCGTCGCGCCGTACTTCACCGATAACCGGGTGAGGAACGACTGGTCGGACTCGCTGGTCTGGTCTTCGTGCTTGACCGCCACCTCGCCCAGCTTCCCCTTCAGGACCAGCTGCAGGCCGTTGCGCTTGGCGATCTCCTCGGCGATCTTCCCCAAGGTGGTGTCGTGCCAGCTCTGGGAGCGCTGCTCCTTTACCAGCTCGGGGGCGGTCTGGGCGGCGGTGCCTTTGATCACCATCGACCGTGGCCCGTTGCTCAGGTCCACCTCGTCGACGGCGTAGCTGCCCATGTAGACCGGGGCCTGGCCCTCGCCGCGCCAACCCAGCCACACCTTCAGCCATGCGCCAGAGCGGGGCACCGGCACCTGGGCGTTGCGATCGTCGAGCGTCACCTCCAGGCTGTCGGACTGCTGGCCGGCCTGGTCGGTGATGCGGATGGACAGGAGGCGATCGGCGATGATCCCCGTGAGGTCTGCGCCATCGGCCTCCAGGCGGAAGGCGGGGGTGCTCATGGATCCCAGATCCTGAGGGTGGTAGTGGTTTCAGGGTCAGGCAGGTCTGGCAGCTCGATGGTCAGGCCCTGCGGCAGGATCGGCATCAGGTCTGCCAGGTTGGGGTTGGCCTCCATCACAGCTTCGACAGTCTGCTGGGTGCGGCCGTAGTACCGCCAGCAGATCAGGTCGACCTCATCGAATTGGCGGGTGATGTAGAGCTGGCTCATTGCAGGACCAATGCACGGACAGCGTTGGTGATCGCCGGGTCGACGTCGAGGATCGATCCCAGTGTGGCAGCCTGGCTGAGCAGTGCGCCGATGGCGCCGGCGTCTTGGGGGTTGACGATGCCGGCGCTGGTGAGGCCAGGGACACCGGTGATGCGCGCCACGTCAAGCACGGAGGCCAGGCCTGCTGCGCCCCTGGCGGCGGTGAAGGTCTGCGCCAGGTTGGTGGCGTTGACGCCCAGCGTCGCCCAGCCGGCCGCGGCCTGCGGGGTGAAGCCGTTCAGGCCGAAGGTGTTCAGGGTGGTGTTGACCTGGCTGCCAGGCACCAGGCCGGTGGCACCGATCGCCGCCAGTTGGCCCAGGTTGAAGCCGGCCTCCTGCGTCGCGCGCTGGGTGAGGCCCTGCCACTGGAAGCTCTGCGCCCAGTCGAGGGAGTTGAAGGCGGAGCCGTCACCGGTGAAGTTGGAGGGTGCTGCCGCGACGGTCTTGGCCAGTGCGGTGACGCTGAGCGGCGAACCCTTGGCGCCGGGGTTGTCCTCGCCGTAGCGCACCAGGCGAATGGAGAAGTCGATCTGGCGGGCGTCGCCGCCGGCGACGAACACCGACCGGCCCTCGCGGATGGAGACGATGCACCACCGGCCGAGCACCCGGCCGCGGCCGTCGTTCAGCATGTAGGGCTCGCCGCGCTCCGCCATGTCGCGCAGGGTCTGCATGGTGCCCTGCCGGCCGGAGAAGCCTGGGTAGAGCACACCGTCCAGGGTGATCTCGCGGGTGCCGACGCCCAGCCACTGGTTGGCGGGCTCGCGCAGCAGTCGGTCCTGCTGCTCCCAGCGGTAGGCGTCGTTGCGATCGACGGTCTGGGGTGAGCCGTTGGGCAGGTTGAACTGGAACGAGCCCAGCTGGTAAAGCGGGAGGCTAGTCATTCAGCAGCACCCGGTGAGCGGATTCAATCTCGCGCTGGATGTCAACGAAGGCGAGCTGCACCTGGCGGCTGATCTCCATAGCATCGGCGCTGCCGCCGGCGTGGATGGTGACCGGGGCGTTGATGGTGAGGGGCGCCGAGGCTCGGCGTGCCCGTGGCGCCTGCAGCGAGACGGGCGCCTGAGCAACCTGCTGGGCAGCAGGGGCAGCGGCCAGCGCAGCGCCAGGGCCGGCGGAGAGCAGGGCCGCCATGGCACCGGCGGTGATGGGCCGGGCGATGCGGGGGATGATCGCCCCGTTGAAGCCGGGCACGAACAGCTCCCGGCGGCGCTCCCCGACGACGTAGGGGAACCCCGCGCGCACTGAGCCGCCCACCGCTCGCCCGGGTGGCGTGGCCGCTGCGCCGCCGCCGGAGCCCTCGCCACCGCCACCGCCGCCGATCATCGAGCCGATGCGGGAGACCGCGCCGCCGACCCAGGAGAACAGCGCACCGGCCCGGGCCTTCAGCCCGTCGATGATCGTGCCGATAATTCGCTGGCCGATGCCGGACCTGGTGAACAGGCCGATGATCATGCCGGGGATGGGGGAGATGATCGCCAGGATGCCGGGGCCGAAGCGGGCAAAGCCTTGGATCAGCTGGGTGATCAGCCGCTGGAACAGCGAGGTCATCCAGCCGTACCAGGAGCTGAACATGCCCTGGACACCAGCGATCATCTGCCCGAACCCGGCCTGGATCTTCTGGGTGTCGGCGGTGAAGATACCGACCAGCATGCTCCAGCCGCCCTGCAGCACGGTGATGAAGCTGGAGAAGGTGGCGCGGATCCCGGCCACCATGCTGTCGACGCCAGCCCGGAACCACTCGACCTTGTGGTAGGCGAAGGTGAAGGCTGCGCCGATGCCGATGATGCCGGCGACCACCAGGCTGATGGGCCCGGCGGCCACCGCCAGCACCGTGCCGATGCCGGCGATCACCGGGAAGGCTGCAGCTGCTGCACCGATGGCGGTGCCGATGGTGCCGATGGCGGAGACCACCCCAGCGATCACCGGCAGCGCCACCACCAGGCCGGCCAGACCCGCGCCGATCACGGTGATGCCGGTGGCCAGGCCAGGGTTGGCGGCGACCCAGGAGGCGATCCCCTCAGCGATCGGCGTGATGATCTCTGCCATCCGCGTGAGCGGGGGCAGGAGGGCGTTGCCCACCGCGATGCCGAGCCGCTGGGCGGAGTTCTGGAAGCTGGTCAGCGTGCCCTGGAAGGTGGCCAGGCTGCGCTGGAAGTCCTTGTCGACGGTGCCGGCGGCGGCCGATCCGCCCGCATCAGCCTTCAGCTTCTCGTACTCCTTGCGGTACTTCATCAGGGACATCAGGGCCAGCTTGGCCTCCTTGTCCCCGAAGATCTGGCTGAGCTTGAAGATGTCCCCGCCGGTCACCTTCTGCAGCTGATCGAGGGCGGCCTCCATCGGGTTGATGCCCTTGGCCTTGGCATCGTTCAGCACCTGCTCGATGTTCACGCCGAACTTGGAGAAGCGCTTCACCGCATCAGGGGCGGTGAGCTTCAGCATGGCGTCGGTGAGACGAGTGGCAGCCTGCCCCGCGTCGGGCGCATCCTTGCGCACCATCTGCATCATGGCCGCCAGGGAGACGGCGCCCTTCTGGCCCTGGATGCCCAGGCTGCCGGCGGCCGCGGCGATGGTGGGCATGAACTGCGCCATGTCCCGCAGCTCGAAGGCGCCCTGCTTGCCGGCGAACGCCAGCGCATCGAACGTCGCCTTGAGCTCGGTGGGGCGGATCTTCAGCGCGTTCTGCAGCTGGAAGCCGGTCTTGGTGACGTCGAGCAGGTCGGAGTTGGTGGCGGTCGCCACCTTGCCGAGGGACTCCATCGAGGCGACGGCATCCTTCAGCTCCAGGCCCTGGGCCACCAGGTCCTGGATGCCGGCCGCCAACTTCTCCGGCGACAGGTTGGTGAGGTTGCGACCGCTCAGCCGCAGCAGCTCACCAGACAGCGCCTTGAGCTCCCCCTGGCCGATGTTGGCGGTCTTGCCGATGTCGCTCAGGATCACCTCGAAGCGGGCCGCCTGGCGGATGCTGGCGCCGAATGCCACGCCGATGCCAGCCGCGCCGACGGCCGCCTGCTGCCACAGGGCGTTGTCGAACATGCCCTTGAAGGACTTGCGGCCGGCCAGCGCCGCGTCGTTCATCGTGCGGTTCACGTTCCGCCCGAACGACGACACCTGCATCTGAGCGGTGCGCAGGGACGCGCCAAGACTTGCGGCGATCTTGCCGCCGATCTCGACCGTGATCTTCTGCGCGCCCCCGCCGATCATCAGCTCACCGCCTCCGCGATCTCATTTTCAATGGCCTGGGCCTGCTCCAGCCACAGCCAGAACTCGTCGAGGTCGAGCTCGAGGATCTCGGCCAGGCCCCAGCTGGTTGCCTTCGCCAGGATGATGACAGCCCGGCGAAGGGTCTCCACTGCTACGACCTGGCCGCCCTGAAAGCCACGATCTGGGCCTCCAGCTTGCCCCAGTTGTTGTCATCGAACAGCATCAGCTCATCCACGGGCACCTCGCAGAGGTTGGCCACCAGATGAACGGCTTGCTCGCCCTCGTTACTGCTGGCCCTGGACGCTGCCACCCGGTCACTGACCTTGGGCCGGCGCATCACCAGGAAGTCCACGTCCACCCCGCCCACCTTCTCAGGGAAGTCGAAGACGACCTTGGCGGTGGGTTCGGGGCGTTGCTTGCTGCTCATCGATCAGACTCCGATTGCTTGGCGGATGGTGGCCAGCTGATCCTGGCCGTTGATCCGGCGGATCATGTTCACCTTGTCGATCTCCACCAGCTCACGGCCGCCGATGGTCAGCTTGTAGTACCGCAGGGCGAAGGTGAACGTGGGGCTCGACTGATCGCCGGCCTTCCAGTCGCCCTTCTCCACCTGCTTCACCACGCCGGTCATGTTGACCACGGCAGGCACAGCGGCCTCGCCATCGCGACGCATCGCGCCACGGGCGGTCATCTGGGTGTTGGCCGACGCCAGGCCGTAGAGGGCGATGACGTCGGGGTTGTACTCGAGCAGCACGAAGCTGCCCTCCAGCTTCTCCATCCCCATGTCGAGCTCCACCGGGGCGTCCATGCCGCCGCCGCGGAACTCCTCCATCTTGGTGGTGAGGGTGGGCAGGGTGAGGGTGTCGATCGTGCCGGCCAGGCCCTGGCCGTCGACGAACAGGCTGAAGTTCTTCAGTACGCGGGGAATCTGGGCCATGGGTCAGTCCTCGATGGGGCGGTGGGTGGATCAGACGAACAGGTCGGTGACGTAGCTGTTCACCAGGTGGGAGCGGAAGGTGACCCGCTCAGCCGGGAACGGCGGGGTGAAGTCGAAGTCGAAGAACACCTGGCCGTTGCTGATGCTCACCGGGGTGTTCAGCTCGGGATCCACCCAGACGTCGCCGCCGAGGATGGCGCCGCGTGCCTTGAGGCTGCGCATGTACTCGCGCACCGACTCCTGCACCTCCTCCAGGTAGGTGGCGGTGATGCAGCGGTCGACGGCCCAGAGGTGGCCGCGGAGGATCGACTCGTTGATCATGTCGGCGGTGCGCCGCACCGACAGGAAGGCGTAGCGGGGATCGCTGGCCAGGGTGCGGTTGCCCCAGAGGCGGAAGCCTTGCTCGCGGACGATCGTGGCGATCTTCTGCTCGTTGAGCAGGTTGGCGCGGGAGTTGTAGTCGCCCAGGGTGAAGTCGATGGCGCGGCTGGTGCCTTCGATGCCGTTGAGCTCGTTGTTCGAGGGGGACCACCAGAAGCCGCGCTCGTTGTCGACCTTGTTGATCAGGCCAGCAACGGCGGGGGAGGCGGGCACGCTGGAGCCGTCGCGCAGCACCCAGGGATCGACGACGTAGATGCGGTCGCTGCCGAAGTCGTCGGCGATCTGGATCGCGTCAGCGTCGGTGGTGTTGGGGCCATCGGCGACGATCACCGCGCGCAGGCGCTGCGCGATGCCGACCATCTCGGCCAGCACCTCAGAGCGCACGGTGCCGCGCTGCACGGTGCCGGCCACAGCCTGCACGCCGCCGGCCGGGGGCGCTGCGATCGTGACGGTCGGGTTGGTGGCGTAGTTCTTGCCGGGGTTAGTGATGGTGATGCTCACCACCTTGCCGGAGTTGGCGCCGGTGCCGAGCACTGCCACGGCCGTCGCGCCGGTGCCGCCGCCGCTGGTGATGGTGACCGCCGGGGCAGTGGTGTAGCCCGAGCCCTCGGTCTGAACGGCGATGCTGAGGATCCCGTTGCTGGTGCGCTGGTGGGTGTAGCCGGGGGCGATCAGGATGCGCGGCGCAAAGCCCACAGCGTTTTCGGCTGCCATGAAGGCATGGACGCCGGTGTAGCTGCCGCCGCCGGTGACGCCGCCGCGGATGTTGTCGATGATCGCGCTCTCGCTCGCGCCCTCAACCCGGATCACCACCACGACAGCACCGGCCTGGTCGTAGATCAGGTCCAGGGCGGTGGGCAGGGTGCCGTTCTCGCCGATGCCGGACATCTCCGACCGCCGGGTGATGAGCACCGGGGTGTTCAGCGGAAACTTCTGGGCATCAGCGTCGGGCGCAGTGCCGACCAGGCCGATGACGCTGGAGCGGATGGTCTGGATCGGCCGGGCCCCAGTGTCGATCTGGAGAACCTCTACGCCGTGAAGGAAGTTCGTGGTCATGCGGAGCGGTCCTCCTGTCGGGTTGATTCTAGGGTGAGCTGATTCAGCGAATGATCAGCAGGCTGACGCTGGCCGAGTCGTGCCCAGCCGGGGGCGTCTGGTTGGTGGAGCCGACCAGGATCCGCAGGGCGTTGGCGGTCTTGGTGGTCGGTGCCAGCAGATTGCCGGCGGAGCGGATGTTGACGACCGTCTTGGGGTTGTTGGTGGCGACGGAGTTGCCCATCCCCATCGCGGCATAGTTGCCGTCGATGAACGGCGTGGTGAAGTTGATGCCGTAGTCGCCGTCGCCGCAGTCGGCGATGCTGGCGACGTTGTTGCCCGCGCCCACGGGGCAGCCCTTGAGCACGACGCTGCCGCTGGTGGTTGCGCTGGTCGCTGCCGTCACGGTGAAGCTGTTGGGCCCGGGCACGCTGGCGACGATGAAGGTGTTGTCGGTCGCGGTGCCCGAGGTGAAGTCGCAGCTGACGATGTGGCCCACCTGGCGGCCATGGTTGGTGAAGTTGATCGTGATCGTGGTGCCGGACTGGCTGTAGGTCGCGGTCTGGTTCGCCGCAGCCGTGCCGTCGAAATGCACCCAGGTCGGGGCGAACGACACCCCTGCCGCCAGCTTCTCTGCCGTCACGCAGCCATTCTTGAGGTCTGGTGTATCGATTGTTCCGTCCGACACCATCGCGCCGGGAATCCTCTGCAGTGGCATGGTGAAACGAGGTGAAGGATCAGAGTTCAGCGCGGCCGCTGATTACCACGCGAGATTCAGTTGTGGCATAGGTGCTCACCCTGAAGGCGTTCACCCCGACCGGGATGACAGTGCCGCCGCTGCCATCCAGCACTTCCTCGATCTGGATGTCTGGTGTCGTGCGCTTCTTGCTGGACCACTGGCCCATCACGCGCAGGCCGCTGGCCGGAATCGCATAGGCCGACAGCTCGTAATACCGCTGGCAGAGGTCGAGCTCGACTGCCTGTGGGCGCCGCTCAAAGGGCGTGGGGGCAGGGCCTGCTTCGATCTGCACCTGCGCAATGTCGAACGTGCCGGACTGCTGCCCGAGCGAAGCGGTGCGGCTGTTGAAGTTGGCGCCGGCATCGAACCAGATCAGCAGCTCCAGGCTGGTGTCACTGTCGTTGCCCAGCGCCTTGTTGGCGATCGAGGGAACCTGAGCAGTGACGGTGATCTTCTGCCAGCTGGTGCCGAGCGTGACTTTGGTGGTGCCGATGCCGGTCACCTGTGGAGTGACGAGCGTGCCGAACTGTTGCATCAGCTCGACGGCGATTGACCGTGCCGCGTCTGCCTTCGCCCAGAACGTCACCGTGCAGGTCTGGCCGGCGAAGGTGCGGACGTCTTCGATCGGCTGCCGCAGGTAGCAGAAGTTGCCGGTGCCGGGGACGGATGCAGCAGCGACGCGGCAGAAGAAGCGGGGGTTGTTCGGCACCGCCGTCTGCCCCACCGTGAACGCTTGCTGGCTGGTGTCGTGGGTTGAGCCGGTCACGACGGTCTGCCAGCGGTCTGCGACGAACCCGCTCTGGCTGCCGCTGAACGAGGTGCGGCGCTGCCAGAAGTCGAAGTTGCCGTTGATGATCGCGTTTCGGAAGCCCGACAGCGCGCCGCCCTCGAATGCCAGCTTGGGGATGGTGACGCCACCATCGCGCAGCTTGGGCGTGGTGATGGTGTCATCAGCTGGGGCGCCGGCGGCGGCCACCGACAGCGCCAGCACTCGCACCGCCGCACCTGCACCAGGCGCCTCGGAGAGGGTGAGGGTAAGTCCGTCCTGGCTGATGCTGTACTCGCTGGTCGGCTGCACCACACCGTCCACTGTGACCAGCGCCGAGGGCTTGTTGATGATCGGCGAGGTGAGGCCGAAGGCGACCTGCCCGGCGGCGGCCGTGAACATGGTCTCGACCTGCACGGCACCCTGCACGTAGCGGGCATCGGCCTCGGCCTTGGTGTAGCGATCGCCCAGGGCGGTGTTGATCGAGGCCAGGCTGTTGGCGACGGTGGCGGCGAAGTTGGCGTTGTCGCCCAGCGCGGCCGCCAGCTCATCGAGCGTGTCGAGGGCCCCAGGGGCGCCGGCAATCACGTTGGCGATGGCAGCGCTGATCAGTGTGTCAACCGCCGTGGAGGTGGGCCTGGCGGCCATGTCCGTGTCGATCGCATCGAGCGCCAGCCGCAGGCGCTCCACGTCAACGACCAGCTGGTTGGCGACGTTCGGCTTGGGATACGACCGGTTGGTCGTGACCTGTTGGATCGTCATGTCACACCACCACGACGCGGAGGTTGCGGACGCGCGGACGGTTGACCGTGTTCCCGGTCAGCGTCAGCCGCACCCGGGTGTTGGTCAGCGTCACCGTGCTGGAGCTGTAGGCGTACTCCACCAGGCCATCGCCCAGCTGGGTGGCGGTCGGGTTGCTCAGGGTCTGGAAGGTGCCAGCGGTGGCGGTTTCATAGGCCGCCTGGACCAGGGCGGAGCCGGGCAGGATCGCGTCGAAGATCACCTTGATCACCTTGCTGGTGCCGACCGCGATCTGGCGGGTGACGTAGATGGCACTCTCGTCGAGGTCGCCACGCACCTGCTGTGCACCGGGGAATAGCACCGGCGACTCGAACTCGTTGCCGGTGAGCTTGGCGACCAGGGCGAAGTCAGCGGTCTGGCGGGTGTCGAATCTGATCGGCTGGCCAGGCTGCGCACGGAAGATGGTGCCGTCACCACGGCGGAAGTTGAACGCCAGGCTGGTGGCAGCGGTGGGGCGATCGAATGGTGCGACGCCCAGCAGGTCCGAGATGTTGGTGGCAGCAGCGCTGCCCAGCTCGACGTCGCGAGTCGTGCTGGTGAACCGTGCGCCGATCAGCCGGAACCGCAGATCCTTCTCCTGATGCGGCGTCCAGGTGGAAGCATTGCTGCTGCTCAGCAGCACGCCCACGGTGTAGGGCTGGGATGTGACCCACTGCTGAGCGCTGGCGTCGTACTTGCCCAGCTCGGCCACAGCGACGGCGTGGTTGGCGTCGTTCGTGAGCAGCACCAGGGCGTACTCACGGCTGCCCTCCAGCCATACCGGGGTGTCGAACGTCGCCCGCACCCAGTTGGCGGTGACGTCGATGTCAGCTGCGCGGATGCGGGCATCGGCCAGGACGGTCTGGGTGGGAATGCCGTTCTCAACCTCGCGGATCTCCACCTGCACCGGCTCGCTGCCGCCCTTGGTGGTGAAGGTGATGTCCACGGCCGTCACGTGCCGGCCACGGGTGAGGGTGAAGGTCTGGGCGAGGGGGTCGATGGGTCGACCGATCGCGCGGGTGCGGACGATGCGGCGAACGAGAAGCTCGCCGCGGCCGGTGAACTGGCCAGCGCCGTAGGTGCCGCCAGCGCCGGTGAACTCGACCAGCTTGGTGCCGGCAGGGACGTTGGCCGGGATGGTGAACTGCCCCGTCAGGATGCCGTTGCTGTTTGCTGAGAATGGCATTGCTCAGGCCTCAGAGGGGGGTGATGTCGATGCCGTCGAACTCGAGGAGCACCAGCTGCTCGCCAGCGCCGAAGCCCTCGACGATGAACTCGACTGCGATCTGGCGGAGGAACTCCACTTCAGTCCTGGTCGTTTCGACCAGCTCTCTGGTGAAGGTTATCGTGCGGTCCCCGCTGCGGGCCACGAGGGTGGGGTCGATGAACCGGCGGGTCTGCTCGGTCACCATGTTCTCCACCACCGTCCACTGGTCGACCGATGGGTTGAGGGTGACGAGTGCCGGCGGCGGTGCGAAGGCCTGGTAGGGGTTGATCTTCATGCTGCCGGTGCGCAGCCGCTGAACGATCAGAAACTCATCCTCGTAAGGCAGCAGCCAGGTGGCCTTGTGGTTGGTCGAGGCTGGGACATTGGTGGACGCGATCGGCAGCTGCAGCTCGCCGTCGATGATCACCGCATCCTGGGTGATGCCATCGTCGCGGAGGTCGTCATCGAAGAACGGATCGACGAAGACGCCGGACTTGCTGGTGGGCTCGCGGCTTGAGATGTCGGTCTTGAGGCGCTCCAGGGCGATGAGGCCAAACAGCTCGACGATGGAGTTGCGAACCTTGCGCAGCTCGCCCATGTCGGTGACGCGGATGGCGTCGTTGTCGACCAGGGCCACCTGCCCCCAGGCGTTGGTGATCGTTGCCAGGGCCAGGAGGGAGGATGGCACGAACGGCTTGGGGCTGCCGAACCTGGAGCTCTCGCCTTTGATCCGGATGAACTCGCCGATGCTGTTCACCGCCAGGATGTCGGTGCGGGGCAGCTTCCAGATGTAGTCGACGAGGATCAGGGTGCCAGCGACTGCGCCGGTGACGGAGAAGGTGCCAGCGGCGAGATTGATGCTGGTCGGGGTAACGCTGGTGAGGTAGCGGTAGGTGACGGAGTAGGTGCTGCCCGGGGCAGGTTCAGCGCCGGCAGGCGACCAGCTGATGGTGTCGCCCACCAACAGGTAGTCGGTGGTTGCGGTGTAGGTGGTGCCGCCCTGGGTGACCGACTGGATGCTGAGGATGGCAGTATCGGGGAAGGGATCGGTGCCACCAGAGAAGCCGCCGCGGTTCACGGTGACGGTCTTCTGCGCCGTGATCACGACGTCCTGAATGGACGACAGCGGCTTGTAGTTCAGGGTGACGGTCTGGGCCGAGGCCGATGCCGAGGTCTTCGGCTCGTTGGCGATCGTCTCCAGGTCCGGGTCTTCGGCGTAGCTGAGGCGGGTGGAGGTGAGCTTGTCGACCTTGAAGCCGAGGACGTTGGCGACGCCATCGTTGACGGTGAACACCTGGCTACCGGAGACCAGGCCAGCCGGCTGGACGTCCATCCCCCGGACGGCGTAGTTGCCGTTGCTCTCGCGGTCGTAGCGGGCGATGAGCTGCAGGACTGGGTCGAGGACCGGCGGCTGGGTCTGGGTGAGCAGCGAGCCATCGCGAACGGTGTAGACCGGGTAGAAGTCGCCGGTGCCACCATCGCCCGACCAGCCCCAGGCGGCGAGGCGGCGGAGGCGGCCAGCGCCAGGCTCCTGGTAGTTGCGGGTGCCGACAGCTGGATCCCGCAGGGCAGGATCTTCGAGTTCGGTGATCTCGGCGGTGGTGATGCGGATGCCGATCTGCAGCTCACCGATGACCGGGATGGTGAAGGTGGCGGCGGCCACCTCGCGGACAGCACCGACCACGTAGATGGCGCCGGCCTCCATCTGGGTGACGCCGGAGACGGGATCGATGATCGCCTGGCCGTTGCGGATGACGGCGCCGTCCTTGAACAGGACGTCGGCGATGCGCTTGAGCCGATCGAACTGGGTCGATTGGATCTCGTTCAGCTCGGCGGACTGGAGGCCCTTGGCAGCGCGGAACAGGAGCTCGTCGTAGCCCTGGGCTGCGTTGAACCGGTTGTAGTACTGGGTCAGGGTCACGGTTCAGGCCTCAGAAGGTGACGACGAACTCGAAGGTCTCGCGCGTTGCGGCGGTGCGGTTGATGCGCGGGACGTTCTCGGCAACCAGCATGGTGCCAGGGTTGGTGACCTGCGCTGGGGAGAAGTACATCTGACCCAGCGGGAGGGCGGGGTCGGTGACGGTGCCAAGGAAGACGGCGGTCTCGCGGATCTGAGCGGTCGGCGCGTCGTCGAAGTCGAAGGTGAAGCGGAGGTAGAGGTGATTGGTGGGGGTCTGGGAGACGTTGAAGTTGCCGGTGGGGACGACGATGGTGCCGTTTGCGTTGGGGGTGCAGAAGGCAGATTCGGTGAGCTTGCGGTAGCCGACGGGCGTGACGAGCTGAGTCTTGGAGGTGTCTTCGGTGACGAAGGCAGTGTCCCATGCGACGAGGCCTGCCCCCCAGCCCATGAAGAGGGCGCCGTCGCGGATGGAATCAGCGATGGCGGTGCGGCCTGAGGTTACGAGAGTCGCCATCCTGGGAAGTCCGTCGGTGAGAGTTTAAGTGCGAACGCGGAGCTTGGGGAATGCCCGGATCGGAGAGGCGGGTGCTGGGTCGCCTGCGCCGCCAAACGAAATCGCAACGCTCCCGCCCTCAACAGTGAACCGCGCTGGTATGCGAACCGGCGTGGCGGTGGCAACGATGCTGTTGAAACTGATCCCCGAGAGCGTGACGCTGGCCTGGCCTGCAGGGGATTGGTTGATTGTTGCCATCAGACCATCCGAGCGAGGAATAGCGGAGAGGCGCCGGTCACAGCAGAGGCGTTAGCGGCGAAGTCAAGGACTTCCCACTCCTCGGTGCCAGCGCTCACCACGAAGGTGTCACCCTGGCTGAATGAATTGGTGGCGTAGTGGAATGTCAGGCCGAAGTCTGCAGGCAGAGATTCCGTGATGTATGGGTTCCACGTCAGGCTGTGGAAGATGGGATTGCTGTTGCTGGTGAATGCTGGATTGGTGCCGCTGAAGTTGTTGGGGAGGATGATGGCGCCGGGATGTCCTCCAATAGCGGCAGCGCTATTAACAGCATCGGCCTCAAACGCCTCGCCGTTGAGCTGGTTATTGGGTGAATTAGTGTTGGGTGCGTTGCCAACAGCTCCATACGCCAAAATCGTTTTGTTGCTTGGACCGCCGGATGTAGTCAATTGTCCGGAGTAAAAATTTGGGTCGGTAGCTTGGTTTAATGAGGTGCCAAGCACTAAGTCTCGCCGCAATGCCGGACCGCGCATAAAAGCTAGGGTGCCATAGCGACGAGGGGTAGAAGCACCTCCAGTTCTCGGATATATCCAGCCAAACCCAGCGAAAAAGCCCTCTGCCAAATCCATCCACGGCTGCACCGTCATGGCGTCATTGACGATTGTGAAGCAACGCCGAGTCGTGCCGCTCTTAATAATAAACCAGCTCTGATCAGTGTCCGCTCCACTGGTGTAGCGCACCAGTTCCACAGTGTTGGCTGCAGATGCGCTGAAGATTTGCGAGTGGTTAGTTGTTGCGTTCGTCGTGGTGGAGAAGAAGTCCAGATACTGCGTGCCAGTTGGCTGATCCGTCGCAGGATTCCACCCTGTCGCCACATGGAGAAACACTCCACTGGTCGAGAACATAAACCAGTAGTAAGTTTTGCCGTATGCCTTGGTCCCGTCGTAGGTGACTTCCAGGATCCGATTCTCGATGCTGCCGCTCAGGAACGAATCGAACCAATCCGTCATCAGCCCAGCATCAATGAACGCATCGCGGAACAGCGTGGCCAACTGTGATGCAGTCCATGTAGCTGTCGCTGTGTAAATTTCCCTGGTGCAGGCCATCGGTCAGTCCTCAGATAATCTCTTCGTAGGTGATCAGCAGGTCGATCTTCCCTGCCACATTGGCCTTCGCGAAAATCGCGTCGCCTTCCTCCAGGTACAGGATCTCTTCCCGGCTGCGCACCACCAGCGCCTGGTCCGCTTGCACCGTCACCGTCTTCGCCATGTAGGTGTCCACACCAGCACGGCGGAACGACACATCCACCTCGAACCCTGCCGCGCCATCCACGTTTGATGCCGTGATGGCACTCACCCGCAGCACCTTGTTGCTGCCCGCACCGTTGCTCAGCGCGCTCGAATGAGACGTGGTGCAGCTATACGGCTGGGTCTTCCCGATGATCGACGTGATCGTGTCGGGGCTCCTCAGGTTCGGGGCCGCCATCAATCAGTCTCCAACCCAGTCCGCATACATCCTATCCTCCCACCACCAGCCCTGCACCCAGGGGCCCCACCATTCCTCGCCGTCCCACTGCACTGTCCTGCTGATCCTCAGCCCTGCCTGCGCACTATCGGGCACAGTCCACACCTCAGCCTCGGCCCACGTCCGCTGGTCCCAGTAGCTTACCTGATCTGTCGATGCGCTCGAACCCCACCGCCGCGCACCTTCGCTCGATGAGTTGTGCACCACTGGGTGGTTGAGCACATGCCACCCGTCGTCCAGCAGGTCGCGGTCCAGCAGCCACCGGTCGGGATACTCCACACGCGCGCCATGCGACCGCGCGCGCGCATTGCTCACCGACACACCAGCAACCACCCATGCGCCGAACCGCTGCCCGAAACTCAGCTGCGGCCAGCCTGGCTCCAGGTCGTAGACACCGCTGTGATCACACAGCAGGCCCTCGCCCAGCAGGTGATAGTCCAGCAGGAACCGCCGCTCGTCATAGCCCCCATACACCCGGAACAGCCGGCTGCGGATTGGCTGGCTGATCCGCGCAATCCCCACCAGCCGACCGATCTGCTCCAGCCCGTTGGGTGCAGCCTCCAGACCCAGCTGGTACTCGGCCCATCGCAGCGTCCCTGCCTCGGACTCCTCCAGCTCTGCGATCAGGCCGATCCAGCTCAGGCCAATCTTCAGCGCTGCTGGCGTCCCTCGCACCCGCTGCCACAGCACACCCTCGGCGATCGCCTGCCGCTGATCCGACAGGTACGGCAGCAGCTCCCCCAGGCCATACTCATAGACCAGCCACGGCACCACGCCGTCGGGAATGTTGATGCGCTTGGCGGTGCGGATCGTTGGCACCGGCCGCCCGATGCGCTCCAGGAAACTGCTTGCTCGCGACAGATCGCGCTCAAGCTGCGTCGCGTTTGGCGGCAGCAGGTCGTATCGACTCATCGATCACGACCCGCCAGGGTCAGGGTGATGCTGCCCAGTGCCGGCGCATCACTCGCCGAACACACTACGTTTGCTGCTGGCGCTGTCAAGATCACGCGCTGTACTCCGGCGGGATGCAGCTGCGTGATCAGCCAGCTGGTCGTCACGTCCCACCCCAGGCCAGACTGCGCCGCGAACGCATCCTTCAGCCGCTGCTCCAGCCCCTCGAACACCGCCTCATGGGTCTCCGGGTAGAGCCACACCTGGGCGGTCACATCCACCGGGATAATCGTGGCGCCTTCCACCGTCACCGTGTCGGTGAGCACGCGGACGTCATCAGCCTGCAGGCGATCGTCGACGGCATCGAGCAGGTCCTGGCTGGCCAGCCCTGCACCGCCGGCTTCATCGACCGCTGCCAGGATCCGCGCGCGGTAGGCCGCATCCGTCTCGCCGGTCGTTCGCGCCACCCCGAAGTTCTCGCCGAGCACATCCAGCGCCTCGCCGGCGGCCGTCGCCACCTCGTAGGCCTCGTCGCTCAGGATCGACACCAGCACCTCGCCGGGCTCCGGGCTGCTCACCGCTGCGTCCTTCACCCGATCGTCAGCCGTCAGCGCCTGGTAGCGATACCATGCCGCGCCGCCGGCGGTGCTGCTGCCCATGATCCGCTCGATGGTGCGCAGGCGCAGCGCTTCGTCGTCTTCATCCAGCAGCCTGGTGACGCCATAGAACGCTGCCAGGTTGTCCATGTCCGCGCCGATGGCGAAGCGCAGCAGGGTGGCCCGCAGCGCATCGTTCACCCGCTGCCTGAGCGTCAGCTCACGCGCGGCTGCCACCTCGAGGATCTTCACGCCCGGGTCCGACTCCAGGATCTCGGTGTAGGACGGGTCGCGGGCCTGCAGATCAGCGATCATCTCCTCGAGGATCGCCTCGTAGTCCAGCTCCTCGATGATGATCGGCGCCGGGATGGAGCTGAAGTCGATCGTCGTCATCAGACCACCAGCCCCTCAAGCGTGATGCGCTGACCGTTGACCAGATAGTAGCCAACAAGGCTCAGCTCGATCTGCCCATTCTCGCTCACCGAATCGATCTGCACTTCGTCCAGCTTCAGCCGCGGTTCCCACCGGTCCAGCGCTTCGGCGGTGGCCGCCACCAGCTCCGACACCAGGGACTGGTTGACGGGCCGATCGACCAGCTGCGTCAGCCGGCTGCCATAGTCCCGCCGATGCACGCGGCTCCCTACCGGTGTGGTGAGAATGTCCTGGATGGACTGGCGCAGGTGGTCGAACCCGCCCAGGGCCTCGCCCGTTGTCCGGCTCATCCCAGCCATGGTGCCTCCTCAGTTGGCGAGCGTGTCGGGGCTGCCTTCGGTGATGGTGGCCCCGCATGCAGTCTGATCCCCCACGCGCGCCACGGGCATGCTGTTGGCGGTGATGTCCGGGCTGCCGGTCACGATCGGGTTGGGCCCGTGGATGGGGCAGTTGTACGTGTCGCCCACCCTGGCGGTGCCGATGCCGTTGGTCAGCACGTCCTCGCTGCCGGTGATGATCGTGCCGCCGTGGCTGCCGGCATCTCCCACGCGCGCGACCTCTGGCATCAGCTGGTCGGGTTGAGGTGGATGATGCCAGCCTTCACGATCACCTCGCTGTCGCTGGCCGTGGCGTCGATCGTGTAGCGGTGCGCAGCCCGGTCGTACTCGATCACCGTGCCATCCTCGAAGGTCTGCCGCTGAACAGTGGGCTCGGTCGCGTTCTGGTTCTGGTTGCTGAATGCAGCGGGCAGGGCGACGGCATTGGCCAGCTCACCCGACGGGGCCAGCAGCAGCATCACCTCGCCTTCCTCCGGCGCCCACCAGAACTTGTCGTTGCCGGCCCGGAGAGTGACCCATGGGATCCAGTCGGTGAGCAGCTCGCCGTCCTGGAGCTCCACCCGGATCAGCGCCTTCTCGTAGTCGGTCTCCTTGACGACGCCGTAGCGGATGACGTTGGCAATGCGGCGGCTGGCCTCGGTGTGCTCCATCGCACCGACGCCAGATGTGATCTGGGTGTCGCGATTAACCCTGAGCACTGGCGTAGACCTTGAGGTAGTAACGCACCACCAGGGGGAGGTCAGCTGCAGCGGGCGGCTCGTCCAGCTCGTCGGTGATCAGCAGCTTGGACGCAAGCAGCTTGACCGCCTGGGCGAGGGGGTGGGGCAGGACGGCGGGGAGGGAAGGGATGCCGAGCTCTGCGGCTGCTGCAGCACTGGCAAGGTCGATGGCCTGCTCCAGACGGGCCGGGTTGCCGTCGATGCCGATGAACTCCGCCAGGCTGGCGGCTGTCACCCAGGCTTCATTCACGGTTGGGGTAGAAGGGTCGTCGCCCTTGAACTGGCCTTCCTTGGAGCGGGCGCGGGTCTTGCGGGTGATGGCCATCAGTTGATCGGCTCCTCTTGAGAGAACAGCTCGGCCGTGCCGATGGGGCACACCTCGCCAGTGTTGTCGGCTGGGCAGCCAGGGGTGACTTGGCCACCAGGATAAGCGCCGCTGCGCTCCAGGGGGCCATCGCCGGCCGCGGCGTCGGTGTCGACGTAGGGATCGCTGCAGGCGCGGTAGGGGGTCATGTAGTCGACGCTGTAGCGGAGGGTGCGAACGGACGTGGCCAGGCTGCCCTCGAACTCAGGATCGGCCATGTCCGAGTCGACCAGGAACGGATCAGATGACTCGAAGCCTGGGATGGTCCAGGCCTGGAGGGCGGCCTCTACCTGGTTGGCGATCGTGTCGAGGTCGGCGTCCAGGTCGTCGAAGCTCTGGGCGACGACGACGATGGAGACGATGCAGCGGCGCTCCTCGAAGCCATTCCAGCCGGATGAGCTGCGGCGGAGGATCTTCTCCGGTTCGCGCGTGTGGACGATGATGGCCGGCAATGCGGGCTCCTCTACGGGCATCAGCCGGCCGGAGTGCACGCGCTCCTCTGCAGCGGTGCGATAGGTCGGCGCGCCAGGCTGCTGACCCTGTGCGGGCGGCGGGGTGATGTTCTGCCCCAGCCGGGCGACGAAGGCTGTGCGGAGCTCGGTGCGGCGGTGGGTCATGGCTGGGTCCGGTGCAGCATCAGCAGCCACCCATCGTGGCCATCCGGCTGGGGATCACGCACCTGGAACACACTCCCCGCCACCTCTACCGTGTCGCCCTGTCTGGGCTTGAACAGCAGATCCTCGAAACTCACCAGCAGCACCGGCTGCGTGCTGTTCACACGCACGCCGGTCTCTGGATCCAACCCAACATGCGATGCCTGAAACACACCCCTGGCGGCCGTGGCCTGCCCAGACCTGGTGTAGGTGATGGGTTCCCCCATCACCCGCACCACAGCCCTCAGCGCCCTGTTCGCCAGGTCGTTCAGCATCAGCCGATCTTCACCGACGCGAACGCTTGCGTGGTGGTCTTCGCAGTTACGAAGTTGCCCACCTTCTTGTGCGTCGATGCCTGCGGCGTGATCCGCTTGTTGGTGTCATCCCAGTACGCCGCAGCGCCCTGGGCCGCATCGTTGCCGCTGCCAGTCGCAGCAACCAGTCCATAGACGCACTCGGTGTCGATGTTGATCACTTCGCCTTGCGCACCGTCCACGGTGCAGATGCCGAAGATGTCGCCCACCAGCACGCCCTGCCCGCCGCTGCGGGCATAGGGCAGCGTGACTTCGAGATAGCGGCCGGTCTGGATGTAACCCAGACCGGTGCTCGGATCGTAACCCTTCATGATTCAGTCCTCAGACAGTGGTTGATTGGATCGGCTCAGATCAAGCGTTCACACCGCTGGAGCGGTAGAAGGCCTGGTGCTGCGGCACATGGGCGCCGAAGCTGTGACGCAGGTAGGTGGTCACACCGTCAGGATCACGCCCCGACACGGACTCGATGCTGGGTCCGCCTTCGCCCTCCAGGTAGCCGTAGACCAGCTTGTCCACGCCGGGGTAGTCGCCCACGATGTAGAACTGCTGCAGGCTGCTCGCATCCAGGCGAGGCTCGACGATCTTCTCCAGGTAGCCCGAGAAGATGTTCACGTTGCTGGTCTGGTTCGGGATGATCGTGGTGTTGAACTTGTCGAACGCAGTCTCCAGCACCGTCGGCAGCAGGATGTAACGCGGGGTCACATACAGCGGGTTCTTGCCGGTGAAGTCCTTCTGGTTGCGCATCTTCTGACGCGCCTCGGAGATCGCCGCCTCACCGATCACGCCGGTGCCGGTGTTGTTGTGGTTGGCGTGGAACAGGGCCAGGTTGTCGCTGGTGCACTTCGCGTTGCCGGTGATCAGGGCCCACATCATGTTGGCCTCGAACGTGGCGACGCCACGGCCCAGCACCTGGATGATCCGGGTGATGTAGCCCAGGTTGTCGTTGATGATCAGCCGGCGGCCGACCAGCACCTTCTTCCCGTACTCGCTCAGCTTCCAGCTGCCGCCCTGCTCCTGCACGGTGCCGCTCTTGTACTCGCCCTGCTCCTTGAGCTCCTCAGGCAGCATCTGGCCGCCCACCTCGATCTCCTTCATCTCGCGGAAGTCGGGCAGGTTGCGCTGCTCCGCCAGCGGCCGCCAGGTCTGGCGCTCCGCTTCATAGGCGCCCTTCAGCGTCACGCGCTGGATGCTGGTCAGCAGCAGGGGGAAGTCGGTGGTGGAGTGCATGGCACGGCCGGCCAGCTCCTCCTTGCTCATCCCCTTGGTGCTCACACCCGAGCGCTCCACGCACTCGCGCGCCATGTCCAGCAGGGTGGTGCCCAGGTACTCGCGGGCGCCGCCTTCATCCCACTTCCGCATGCCGGAGCGGGCCTCCAGGGCGTGGAGCATCGCCTCGACGCGCTTCTCGCCGTGGTCGGTGCCAACATCAACGCGGCCGATCATGGTCTGCGGCTGGCTGGACTGGCGCTCAGCCATCTTGTCGATGATCGCAGCGCGGGCCTGGTCGATCGGGGTGCCATCAGCAATCAGCTGCTCGGCGAACCCACCATCGATGCCGGCCTTGCGGCAGGCGTCCATGATGTCGGTCACGCGGCGGCGCTCGCC